GCAACATCTTCTTCACCCTTAAGGTAAGACAAATCTAGATTACCTAATTGTTCTCTAGCATAATCTTTTGCACTTTGTGCCATAAAAACACCTACTTTCTTAAATAAATTATAACACAACAAAGAAAAAAAGTCTAATATATAGACTTCTTTATTTACCAATTTTAGTTTTTAATAGGTCTGCAGTTCCACCAGCAGCAGTTGCAGCAGTAAAACATAGTACTAGTGATTGTAATAAATCTGGTTCTACTTTAGTAAAATAACAAATTAATCCACTAATTAAACCTATTATAACATTTTGAATTGGTATGTATTTATTAGGAATTACATCTACGAATACTTTCGTAATTGCTCCTAATATGTAAGTAATAATACCTACAATAATAACATAAGTTACTTCCATAATTCATTACCTCTCTATTTCTTCTTTATATCTTTTTTACTAAACCATCCAGTTACAGCACTTGGATCATTTACATTTCCTTTATTATATTGATTTAATGCATATCTGTTTGGTCTAGAAGTGTTACCAGAAATCATAATTACTTTCATTTCTTGATTAACATATCTTCTTGTTCTTGCACCCTCGCCAGTACTTGAAGCAGTACCTACACCATTTACTATAACTGTATCACCTAAACCTATTACTGTAGGAGTTGGTTGTTTTTTAGGATATAACTTCTCCCAATCTGGACTATATGCCATCCATTGACCATCTGCAATTCTATACCAGTCATAACCATCAGCATTTACTTTCTCATAATAATTATAGAAACCTGCTATTGCTAGACCTAGAATAGATCCTTGTAAAGAAGGATTAGACCTTACTCTTAATTGAGTGATACCTTCCTTAACTTCAATTTGGTCTTTGTTCTCATCTCTAGGAACATTAGGAGTTACAGCTGTTTGATATGATCTTTGTTCTCCAAGAGCTGGATTTACTAAACATCCTAAATATTTGAAATACCTAGTATCTAGTCCATAGTTTCCATTTGAACCCTTATTTCTAGTATAATTTGCCCAAGCAAAGTTATTCCAACCAGATTCTGCAGTATATACTTGAGTTGGGCTATTGCACTTAACAACACCTGCAACATGTCCTGCTAAATTTCCTATACCTTCCCAAACCATAATTCCACCTTCACAAGGTTCTTGAACTACTTTAATATCTGGATAGTATTTCTCTGATCTTTCAATAAAATATTCAGCATTACAATTTAGGTAAGGATATTTCATACCTTTATAACCTGTAACTTCTGAATAAATTTTATTAAAGAACCCACAAGCTGCACCAACACAGTTACATAAAACATTTAAACCATTAACAACTGGTTTTCCTTGAATACATTGACTATACCCACCATTACCAGTTGTGTTATAAAATGGATCACCATTTGCTGGTCTATTACCATTAATTTGATACATTTTCAACACTTCCTTCCTCATCAATCATTTCTTCTGCAGCAAAATCAGTAAATGTAGTTTGAACTTCTGGTTCTTCATCAGTTGTAGCCTCATCTTCAATTACTAATTCTTCTTGCACTTCTTCATCTTCTGTTTCTGTACTAATATCCACAATATCCTGTTCATCAGATATAGGTAGATTTTCTGCTTCTTTTACATCATCAACTTTTTTAACTTTTCCCATTTCAAATCACCACCTTCCATTTATCATTGTAATTTCATTATAACATACTATTTCAATTTTAGCAACGAAGCAATAACTCCTATTATTATACCTATAATTGTAGTAATGATATATGTAACAACAGTATCATATCTTTTAACTGGTTTTTCTTCTATTGTAGTGATTCTAGAATCCAATTTAGTTTGTTCTTCTCTCATATACTTCATTTCAATAGCAAGTTTTTCTGTAGACATAGCTATGGTATTTATTTTTTCAAAGACCTTTTTAAGATCCTTAACATCATTCTTTAAATCATCAAACTCTTGTCTAGAAACATCATTTTTAATTTCTTTCATAATTATTTATCCCCTTCTATAAATTATAATAGTTTTAATCAGTAGGAAGTGTAGTATATGTTGTTCCACTAAATTGAATATTTTTAAAATCTTCTTGATTTTTACTTATGTTATAGCTTATTAAATTAGCAAATTCATTAGCTAATTCTGCATATCCTAAAGCAGTTAAATGACCACTTTCATAAGGAGTACCAACATCAGTCTTACCATATTCTGCTATATCTAATAAATAACAATTAACAGAACTATTTACATAGGTTCTAATGGCTGTATTTAAACTACTCCATCCTGTTTGGTTTTTATAAGCCTTATTAAGTGTAGCTATAAAACATTTAACATCAGCATTTTGTGATTTTAATTTATTAACAATATTGTTTATATAAGTTATTGTTGTTTCATTAGAAACACTTTGTAATATATCATTTACTCCCAATGCTATAATAGCAAAGTCATAAACAGGGAAAGTAACATTTTGGTATCTTTCATACCAACTTTGAGCAGTAGTTCCACCAACTCCAAAGTTTCTAAGAGTTACTCCAGTTTTCTTATAGAAATACATAGGATATGCATATTGTTTATGTACTACAAAACCACCACCAGGTATATTAAATGTTCCTTCTGTTAAACTATCTCCAATAGCAATTCCTTTATAAAATAAATTTACTTCATTACCATTATAATTAATAGGATTATTTGATATTAAATGTGTAACATCTAATTTATCATTAAGTTCATAATAATTTTTATATTCTGTATCTAAACCATCAACATATTCACTTGTTTTACAAAAATAACAATCTTTTATATTTGATTGTGAAGCATAAGCAGCAGAAAATCTAATTGCTGTTACCTTTGCTGAAGGAGATGCTAATATAGTAATTTTTCTATTACCATGTACTGTATCATTAACAAATGAACTATTATTATAGCTACCATTACGAACATCATTAGTACCATCATTGATATAACTTAAACATCTAGAAAAACCAATAATATTTGTGGAAAACTCTGTATCTGCTGCTAATGGTTCATCAAAATAAATTGTATTACCTACAAACACACCTTCTGCATCTGTTAGATCATCAGGAGTTGATACACCAAATGTATTTTGTAATGTTTTATCCATTACAATATCATTATAATTAAATAATTGAACACTTTCAACTTTAGTTCTTATTTCTTCAAATTTAGCATTTATATCTTCTATAACTGGATCATTTGGATCAATACCTGTTGCTTGATATACTCCACCATCAGTCCATTGTGTGTTATCAGTATCATACCAATACCAATGACCATCAGTTGTTAATACATATATTTTAGTTGTATCAGTCATATCATCTGAATCAGACACAGGAATTGGAGCAGCACCTGGATTTCCTGTTGGACCTGTTGGACCTTCTGGACCAGTACTTCCAGTATTTCCAGTATCTCCCTTACTACCTTTTTCTGCATATAATTGCCAATATTCAGTATTTGTTGGTACATTACCTGTAGTTTCTTTTAATGCACAATATGAACTACCTTGATAAGTAACTACATTAAGTTTTTCATAAGTAGTTTCTGAATTATATGTTCCCATATTTTTTATTCCTACTATTCCTAGTAGTATTGTTTCTTGTTCATTATTCATTACTAATCACCTCTAATTTATTATCATTTAATTGGAAAGAATAATCATTTAATATAGCATCACTATACTTAGTACCTCTAATTATCAATTTTCCATCTACAACATCAAAAGTTGCCATTTCAATTTTTACTTCATCGCTTACTTTATCAACAGCTTCATCAATTACATACTCTTTATCTTCCTCAGTCCAATAATCAACCCCTCTAATAGGTGGACTAAACTCTGCAAATAGAGCATCCATGTATGCTTTTGCTTGTTGAGATGAAGGAATTTTGTCATCATCTGCTTGTAGTGTTTCATCCAAATACCTAGAAAGTGTTGCACCATCTAATTTTTTAGCATTCCCTACATCCTTCTCTCCATTTTCTAGTCTTTGTATATCATGATAGTTTTCATTAACAGCTGTTTTCAAAATAGAAAGCATATTATTAACATCTGTATGTTGATATACTTGACCATCTTTATATGTTGGATTTAAGTCTGCTTCACCAATTCTATCATATAAAGTTTCTTCTTCCATAGCATTCACCTTCCTTAATCTTCTTTTACCTTTCCTAGCTTACATACAAAGCCAAAACTTTCAATACTTAAGTAATCTGAACTCATACCATATATCTTCAATGCAAAGTTTTTACCTTTACTAGGAATAATTAATTTCTTAGTTTGATATGTACTTTCCCCTAGTTTAGTCTTGTCAAGTCTCATGTTTCCTAATAATGATATTTTTTCATCAAAACTTAATTCTTTATTTTCAGTATAATCATAAATTACCTGTCCTGTTGTATCATCAATAGAATATCTATAATTATATGGATCATTTACTCTATGACCATCTACATATAATTCACAGAAGAACTCTTTATAACTATATCCACCTAAACCTTTAACAAAAATGTTTTTAAGTTTCTTTTTATGTAATGGATATTGTAGGTTTATACCTTTTGTTTCTAGTTCTATCTCCATATCCTTACCAAATTCATCATAAGTTGTGTCATACTCAAACACATCATTCTCATAAATTGGAGCTGGATTAGGACTATAATTTATTGTTATTTTTAAATTATATAAGATACCAGCAAATAAACTATCACCAGGTCTATTAGATTTACCTATAAAATTACTTCTTCTAATAACATTAGATATACCACCATAATTAAAACTATCCTCTGCTACTATTATATCATCACAATATAAAGTTAGATCATAATTTTTTCCATTATCAACAACATCATATTTCCATTTATGTTTTTCTAGAAGATTGATATTTGTACTAGCAATATTAGTTCTCTTTTTAGATATACCATAACTTTCAAAGACTAAAGTATTTGTACCATCTATTTTACCACAATTAATACTACATTTTAAATCTCCTAGATTACCAGTAT